TGGCTTTTTTGATATCTTCCCGTGCCCTTTCAATCCATGAATCTTCTATCCGGTAAAGCTGCACATTCCATGGCCAGTTCTTTTCACACACCAGAAACATGAAATCATAATCTTCACCGGTGATTTCCTTCATCCCGTCTATGTACCAAGCAGCTTGGATATCGTATCGATACTTGAAAACATCTCTCCGAAATTTGTCCGGGGATCCTTCTGCCATGAACTTCGCATCAATGATGATCTTCGGTCCAGGTAGGTGACGGTCCAGTCTCAAACAGGCATCAACTCCACCAGGGTGTTTCCAGAAACCTGATAGTTCGTTTTCTGCTTCCAGACCATTGGCCATCAACTTTTTAGCGTATGGATCAGCCAAAATATTTTCTCTCCACCGGAGTGCCCGTGTAAATTGATCCTGGTCGATCAGTTCCTTGCCTTCCTGGGTGGCCTGATCCTGGGCCATCCGTTTCATCTCTTTGCCTTGTTTAGTTCTTCCATCCACCTTCGGCATACAGATGTAACGATCATGCAATTCATTAAATTCCAGGACAGCAGTGTGTCCTAAAGTCCCTTCCTTGAATGCATCAGACTCAGGTCTGAGATCACTTAGTTCATGGGCATTGATGGATCCATGACCCGGGATGAAATGCTTAATTGTGGATGAGTGCATGAATCCGGGTTCGTTCAGATATGAATCAAAATCCAAACCCGGAATTAAAACTGGTAACTGGTTGACTATTGGTTGCTTCATAAGTTATTATTTCTTTTCTCAGATATTGGAATTGCCTTTCTGGGTCTGAGGTGAAGCCGACACTGGTTTGATCAACTGGTGCCGGCTTTTTTTTTGGCTTTACCAGGGGAATATGAGAAGAGCAAAAGCCCGGTTGCCAATTGGTCCATGGTTATTTAATTCTGAAGACTGACTGGGTTGAGTTCAGCTTTCGGGTTCGCCACTCTGGACTGGGCTACCTTGCATTTGTAACAAGGGTAAGGTGTCAGAAAACCATTCACTGATTTCCAGAATCTACCGTTTCCCTTACATTGTTTACACATCTGCTTGCTCCATCTTAGGAACACCACCTTTAGCAATAATTTGGATTCTAGGCTTGCCCTTAATCCAGGCATTCCAGGCAACCACAAACAGTGCTAATCGATTTGGCAGACCATAGTTAATGTTCTGCTTTGATTGCTGCACCAGTTTTGTGAAAAGACTGTGTGTTGCAGTTCCGGGTTTCCCGTTGCAGTCCACAAACTCTGCTAAAAATTCTTTGGCAAAGTCGGTGGTGGTATCACCCAGTTCATTAGCCTTAAAAAGAAATGCACCGAAAACGGATGCCGGTACAATGCGGAAGGATTTCTGGAATCCACATGCTGATTCGATCAACGGATTAACCATCGGATGCTTTTTCGCATATTCGATGGCTTGATTGATGGTATCTGCTTTACTGAGATGTGAATTCACATTTGGTGTTCCACTTTCAGTCTGATATTTAACTGTGGATTCTGTTAATTTTCCCCGATTCCATAATGAAACCAATCTGATGGCACCTGACATGATCCTGGGTCTTTTATAACCTAAGACTGTCAAGGCATCCCGACTGGTCCGACCTCTACCCAGGTCCAGTTTTTTGAAGTCATCAACTGGACAATTTTCTGCAACCACAAATGATTGTGTGGTACCTGATTGGACAACAGCTTCCAGACGGTGTTGACCATCTTGAAGGTTGCCTTCCTCATCGACCCGGATCATTGAGACATCATCTGACCAGTTATGGTTCAGCATGTCGGCTGCATATCGGTTGACAAAAGACTGGGATAGATCCCGGTTTTTGATGTTTGTTGATAAAAGAGCTTTGGCCTGATCAGGACCGATGTTCATGGTTTTGATTTCGATAGTCATATTTGCCTTTCTGGGAATTGACTATTGATATTTTGACCTACCCCCAAGGTAGATCATCCTTTTCAGCAGCAGCCCCGTTGGCTGATGCAGACTCACCGGCATGGGAAATTCTCCATGCTTGTAAGGTGTTGAACCACTTATCCACACCTTGTGGATCTGTCCATTTTCTTCCTTTTAAATTGAAAGAAATTTGAACTGGGTCATTGACTTTGTAGTTGTCCAGGATTCCAGTTTTATCCTGGGTGAATTCCATTTTGATATACTCCGGGTATTCCGGGGTGCCTGACTCCAGAATAAATTCTCTTTTTTTGAAGTTTTCTGACACTACATGAGTGTCAAAGATCTTCTGAATCACACCACTGATCTGAAGGTCCGCCATGGATGTTTCCTTTCTGCTGTCTGAGTTGCTTTGTTGATGATTTTTTCGTATTCGGTTTCACCTTCTCTCTCCACCTGGTGAAGGGTAAGGTCCGGTCCGAATGACATGACCGGTGGGAGTTTTTGGATCTTACCCCCGTTTCGCAGGAATGCCTCAATGGCTTCACTGACTTTCCGATGTTCTTCCTGCTTTTCAATTGGGATCTCCATTATTTTTGAATCTCCGCAATTTGGTTTTGTACTGCCAGATTCCGTTCTCTAATGAGTTTGATTGCCGTGTCCCTGATTTTTGCATTCAAGCTATCATCAAGTATCCGACAGACATCTGGCTTACTGCATCCTGAAGCCTTAGCAACATCATTCAGTGTGATGCCACTCTGCTTCATCAGATTCTTTATTGATACTTGCATAATTATAACGATTGTTATATTATTGTTTTCAACGTCATTGATGACCATGGTATCAAGCATGATGCTAATTGCAACATTTTTTTTAATTTATTTACCATGGATATCAAAGATGCTGAAATAGCACAACGATTTCAACACCTTATGCGTGAAAAAAATTTCACTCAGCAGGAGTTGGCAGAGTTGCTGAATTTCAGTAGACCATACATCAGTTCTGTTTTGACTGGTCGGAATGAAATGTCTGGACGAATTCTCCGGGCACTAGCTAATCATGGATGGGACATTCACTGGATTCTCACCGGCAAAGCAAAAGAAAGCACATGTGATCGATGTGCTGAATTAGAAACCAGACTGCAGCAAACAGAACGTATGATTCAACTTATAACCGGAAAGGCAACTGATGAGAGCAAGGAGTAGACTTCATGGAATTCTGGGTCTAGCGATCCATGGTGATTACTATAAATGGAAAGAATATAAGGCCGGGGTAAGACCAAAGGCTTTGACAATATGCCGGGTGAAGGAAGCCACTCACACAGCAGCCGGTCGGAAAAGAAGAGAAGATCAGATTGCTGAGTATCTTCAGAGGTTGATCGATTCCCGGAAACTTGAAGTATCCAATCCGACTGTCATGGTATCAAAATTATCAGGTCAGTGGCTGGAATACGTTTCCAATACTAAAGACATTCGGACCACCACTGAATATTCGACTGCCATGAGGTACTACCTAGATGCAATCCCGGATCATCCAATCTCAGAATTGAACATCGATCATTGGGGCCGATATCAGAAGTCCATGGAAGGGCTTGCACCGGCAACCATTGCCAAGCATCAACAGGCATTCAGGACATTCCTGAAATATGCAGCCAACCATGTTGATTTCAAATTCGATGTTAAATCTGCAAAGAAGATTTCAGTCCCAAGTAAAACGATTAAAGACTATAGCCCAGAGGAACTGGCCCAAATTTTCGACCACATTAAATCCAAAAATAACCAGGATCATCTAAGGATCCACATGATGCTGTCAGAAACAGGAATCCGGGCCGGTGAACTGTTGAACCTGAAGCTACATCATATTGACCTGGATGCCCGGAAAATTTGGATAGTCACTGAAGATGATTGGTCACCGAAAACTGGAGTCGATAACTGGGTGCCGATCTCAGAAAAATTAGCACAGTTTTTACTCAATGATAAACGGGAGTATAGAGGTGAAGGTGAGGTGTGGTTTCTGGATGATGGCCATGGGGGTCGGGTGTATTGGCACGTTGGTGCCATAGGCCGTGTGCTGATGAGGATCTGCAAACGGTTGGGTATCACTGGCAGGAAACCTCTCCATGCCTATAGAGCAAGCATGGCGAAACGGATCTACAAAAAGTTTGGGCTTGTGGAAGCTCAAAAGATACTCCGGCATTCCAATCCGATGATGACCCGTAAATACATTGATGACAGTGATTTCAATTTACATGATGTTGTGAATGCTGTTTCAATTGAGTAATGATTCAGAATTCTGCTGCTCATTAATCAACCCGGCACCTACTACTGGAAAAGCAAACATTAGTTCAGGAAATTTCTTAAACAGTGCTTTTCTTTCTTCAGGTGTTCCATAGGTCAGGATTTTTTTGATTCCTGAATCTTTCAGTATCTGGGTCAGATATTTGGGCATAGTTTTTGGGATGATGGCACCACCAAACTCAGAAAGCTCCACACCACGCTGGGGCTTAATCTCAAAGTATTCCGTTGGCATAGCCTGATAGGCTTCCCGTAGTTCCTTGGCTTTTTGTTTCAAAGACTCCGGCATTTCTGCGATGAATCTCTGGTATTTTTCTAAGTTCTGGGCATTGTCTCCAAAGTAATTAAATATTTTTTGCCCTTTGACCAGATCCTCAGTCAACTCATCAATGGTGCTATACCCGACATCTGGAATGTATTGTTCCATGTAATCTCTGGCTTCACCCTGAAGGTCTGCATGGAGTTGATCTGTATCATCCTTTGCTTTCTTAAATTTTTCCAAGGATATTCGGCCCCGTGCTTTTTTGATTTCATCCAATGACTTAAACTTAGGCATCACGATTGCCCTCATTTGACCGGCACCCGACCAGTTCTCACCACCAGCACCACCCTTCATTTTTTTGACTACGTTCTTCAAGGTTGCTGGCTTGTATCGTCGATCACCAGCATAGGTGTAACGATCAAAAAATCTTTCTGAAAACTCTCCACCTTCAGCAACTAATTTATCTCTTTGCCGTTTTATCCATCTAAGGAAATCTGCTCTCCTCTCCAAACTTAATTTATCATCAACTTGAAAAAGATACTCATTGAATTTGTCATTTAAACTGGTTTTATTTTTTTGAAAAACAAACTCAGGGTCTTCTTTTTTCTTTTTAGGTTTAATTGTTTTAACTTTTGGAACATCATCACCAAAAAACAGATCATCTAAGTTGTCCATATCCAATGGGATATCATCTAAACTTTTAGGCTTTAAGTCATTTGAATCTTTAATTGTGTCAACCTTTATGCCTTTAGACTTTAAATAAATTGCTCTTAATGGTGTTGACGCATTTTCAGGTGAAGTAAGTTTAAAAATTTGTTCTGCAATCATGCTGTCATCACCGAATACATTAGGACCATATTTTTTTTCAATAGGTCTTTGATATTTATCTGTGACTATCTGTTCAGCTTTTTTATTCGGGATCATTTCAATCTCAGGTGTCCTTGAGGTGTAAGCATCCGCACCCCAAACTGGATTGGTCCGTGATGGCTTTGCCATTTCCTGAGTACCTAAAAGACTGATGTCTCCGAATCCAACCAGTGGCTCATCAACCTTACTGACTGCCATCGATGGAGATGGGATTCCACCCATCCGTTGGATCCTTTCTAGGGTTTCCTGATTCAGATTGTGTTGGACAATCATTGGGTCTTTTGGAGTATCTAATAACCCAGAAACAGCTTTTACCACCGGCCTTGCAGCCTTCTGAACCAATCCTTTTTTTGTGGGTTTGAATCCTGAAACATTCATTGATCCCTGGTTCATCGGGGTGATATCAGACCCGGCACCAGCAACCGATGGATTTAGTGGATCACCAAGAAAGGCCATTGTGGTGCCTGAAAGAAATCCAGGAACCGATTTCACAAAGTCATCGACAAAAGAAAAAAGATTTTTATCGTATGCTTGTGCGTAATATTTTGATTTTGATTGTGGATACGACATGTTGAAATAAAATATTCAATCCGTTTTCCATCACAATAAAAAACCTAAAAAATAAATAAAAGATGCCTGTAACTTAAGTGATACCAATACTTTAGTATGCAATCACAATCAGACAACTTAAAATAAAAAAAGCTATCAATATCTCATTGAAATTATTATAAAAATTCATATTTCTAACGGACTGAAAATCCGTGTGTCGGTGGTTCGATTCCACCTCTGGCCACCATTTTCCTCAGTAATTTCAATGCTTTGTGTGGCAATCGTCATCAGACACAGTGTTGTAAAAAAAGTTACAAAAGTTGATACAATGGGTAAAGTCGGGGTATCCAATCGTCACCAGACAACATCACCATTTAGTCCGGTTTGCCCAGTATGCTGCTGACATTTTGCCTTTTTTGATGTTCTTAGCATGTCGGGCTTTGAAAGATTTTCGACGATTTTTCTCAGATTTTGACGTTGGATTCGACCCGGCACCACTGACACCCTGTTGACCGAATCGGATCAGTTTGACCGTAGATCCTTCTTTTGCCAGGACCGCATGTGATTTGGTTTTGTGACCGGGTGTTCGTTTCGGTTTGTTGTACCCGGAAAACTTCTCACCCCGGTAGTTGATCATTTTTTCTTTTTGGCAGTCTTCGCAGCTTGTTTGAACTGTTTAGCTGTCGGGGCACCTTTCTGGCCTGGTTTACGTTTGGTCTTTGTTTTACCGGCACCCAATTTTTTCAGGTTGATATTGCGGTACAGACTAGGCTTTTGTGCTTTCAGTTTTTTGATTTTTTCTTTTTTAGTCATTGTCTGAATTGTTCCGGGGTTAATAATCCTGCTGCCATATCAAATGGAATTCCTCCATATTGTTGGACAGATTCGTTTGCCAGTAACGGTGAAAAAGTTCCAGGGGTCATGGCTGCATATCCTTGCCTTCTTCCCATGAGTTGCTCTAATCGTTTCCTTTCAGCAATTAAATCTTGGATCATTTTACGGTTCCGTTGAACACCCATGGTGTTGATCATTGGACCAACTGAACCCAGTGTTTCCTGAAATCTCTGGTTGCTGAGAATGTCATCAGTGCTAGTTAACAATGGATCAATGCCACGGGTTCTGTTGTACATATCAATGGCACTGGTCACCAATCCAGGTGACCCTTTCATCATTCTCTCTGCTGCTTGCCTGGAATAAGTTTGGGATCCCTTCGTTGCTGATTTACTCAGTGCATCCATGCTTGAAAGCATGTCAATCTGATCTAAAAATCTTTTTGCTGTTTCTTCATTCTTAAATAAGATTCTGAGTTTTTGCGGTTCTTCTTCAGCAAACATTCCTAGTTCACGTTTGACATCCATTTGTTTCAATGGCTTGCCCATGATTTTAGAATGCATCCCGAATGCATATCCAAGTCGGTATGCTTTCTTTTCAGGTGTTGACTTCAGCTTATTAAACTCACGCTTCATTTCATGTGCAGCCAGAGTCTTATTTTTATGTGCCTGGATACCAGCATCAAAGGCTTCCTTCATTCCTTCATGACCGGCATGATATCGGGCTGCAATCTGATAATCCTCTGATGCATCTTTTAAAGTTTTGTTGATATCATCGTAAAGTTTTTGCAATGTCGTATCATCAAATTCAGAAAACGGATCTGCTGATCTTTTTTTCTGTTTGAGTTTATTCCCGATTAAAACTTTAAGAGTGTGCCAGTGTGATATGGTTGCATTACCGGTTGCCCTTTCCCCAAAAACACCCTGGAAGTTGTTCCCATCAATTCCATTTGCTCTGAGGATTCCAGGAATTCTTACCCTTGCTTGATTCCATAATTTTTTCAGTGCTAATGAACCTGGATCATTTTCACCATAATCAAGAATCCTATTGACATGATCATTGAGGTTTCTTGATTGTGTGTTGTTCAAAACAACTGGGCTTGCTTTGTCATAAAATGGCTGAGATTTTTGTTTCGACTGGGCTTCAATTCGATCTTTAAATCTTTGACCCGGCTTTTTGGGGTCTGTACCCGTCGGCATCTTTCGACCAACATTTTCTTTAATTGCTGTTCTCCCCAAGCCTGGAAGATATTCTGATCGGCTTTTGTAGACTTTTTGACTTGCTGCACGGGATGGTCCTGCTGCTTGGGTTGCAACCTCTGCAATCATTTGCCCTGTCCCAGAATCCGGGAATAAATCACCGACGGTCATCATTTCTGCCATCCTTGGATTCTGCTTAGCAATGTCTTCCAAAAGTTCTGCCATGTCCTCAAGCTGGACATCATCCAATTCTGCAGCCCTTACCAGTAATTGCCGACCTTCAAATGCTGCACCAGGACCAGACTCTGGCCCCATCACATTCCCGGCATCATCAATCGGGGGTGGTCCTTTGCCCCCCTGGCCTGGAAGCCTTTTCCGAATTGCTTCTCCGACCACCTCAGTTGCTTTCCCAATTGTCGGCCCGGCAATAGCACCAATGGTTCCACCGGCTTTTGCTTCTGGGATTGCTTGGTCTATTCTCTTACTCAATGAACCTTCTCCAGTGCCAAGCCCGTAGGCAAAACCTTCTGCTGATCCTGCAATACCACCAATGGTTGCACGTTTCAGGGTGTTGCGGATCCATTCACCTTCATTCATTTTGCCTAGTCCACCTTTAGGGATGTACTTTGCTAATTTAGCCATGAAGAATCCTGGAACTAGAAAGGATCCACTGATTTCTGCTGTCAGTGCTAAACCAGGGTTTTCTGTTCTGAATTTTGCAATGTCGGACCTGACTTGTTTTATTTCAGTGTCATAGTCGGTGCCATTGATGTAAGACCGGACCAGTGCTTCTGCTTCATCTGCTGTACCGAATGTTGCCCCTTGAAGTGCTTCCCTGACAACATTACCAGATGCACTCATGAACCCTTCTTCTTCTAGCCTTGTGACTGGTTCAGTGTATGCTTCTTCTGTTGCTTCCCGGACAATCTCTGCACCCCCTGGTGCTTGTGGACTCAGTCTTTGACGAACCTCAGAAAGTGACATGCCGATGTGCTTTCTGAATTGTGCATCAATCTGATCATCATCCAGATTCTTATCTGCTAGGTAATTGTAAAACTGGATCAGTTTTTCGTTCATTGTTTTCTTAAAAGACTGGGTGGAATTGTTATAAATTTACCAATTGATGCAGTCGGCAATGTCCCGTCTTTTTTCATGAGTGCCCGGTTTGCTAAATACAATCTACTGATGTTTTTCTTTGAGGGTCTTACACCAACAGCCTGAAGTATTTTATAGGCACCATCATAATTTTCCCCGACCTTTACTGCTGTGATTTTACCTTTATCGTTGTATTGGAAATTTGGATTCTGAACTGGCTCATTGGCAACCTCAGAATTGTTTTGACCGAATATTAAAGATGCTGCTTCACTACCGATTTGATCAGCAGAGTCATTGTCTACTGGTCCAGTATTTACCGGTGGTGTGATTGTTGGCTCATTGGGTTCCTTTAATCTATCCAATGGGTTTCTGATGACAGCTTCCTTTATGATGTCAGGCTCAAACTTAAAGACTTTGCCCCGTTTAATAAATCCTTCAATATATGGATCAAGCGCATCTTTATTTGCTAAAATTGCTTGCTTTGCGACTTGTAAAAATTCTTTTCTCTGGGGTGGTGTTAAAGGGCTTCCAGTTTTTACTTGTTTCACATATTGAAATATTTTTTCAGGCACATTTAAACCAGCCTCTGCTGCCGACCTCTGCTCAGTGTCTGTGATGATTGAGCTTGGGTCTAATGATTTCATGAACCCAAAAATAATAGCTAAGTCACCAGGACCGGATGGCTCATTGACCCATGCTTCAAGTTTTTTATAGTTATTAACTTGTTTGGTTAAATCTTTAACATCATCAATGCTTTCCCAGTCGCTATACAATTTCGATAAAATTTTCCCTTGTTCTTCACCAAAATTCTGATCAGTTTTCAAGAACTTAATATCAACCAGTTTGCCATTGTCTATTTTTACAATCGGTTCCTGGCCTTCTGGGAAGGCATAATTTGGGTAAACCTTTTTGATAAATTCAACAGCTTGTGGACCAATCAATGATTCTTTTGTTGATGTCGATCTTGCCCCAGACATTGGAACCACTGCCTTAAATTCATTACCCTGTTGGACCATTATCTGGTCAGTGTTTGGGATTTTACTGGTTTGAATCGGATCCTGGTTTGGAAGTTTCTGTTGGATCACACCAGTTGCAGCATTATAAGCACCAGCAACATCACCGGCTTCAGCTTGTGCCCTGATTGCTGCCACTGTCTGGTCAATGCCTTTAATCGGAAGATTCCTAATTTGCTCCAATAACATCGGTAATTGAGATACCCGTCTTTCCCGTTGGGCTGCTAATCTTTTCCGTTCATCAACTTCAGCCTGGAATCTTTGTTTTGCCATTTCTTGATTCTGGGCTTGCATCAGACTCTGGTTGTAGGCTTGCCGTTGTTGCTGAATCTGGTTCATGCGGTTCTGGTAGGCTTGAAGACCCTGCATGGCACCCTGGCCGATTCCAGACATATCACCCGGAACTCTGGAATAGGTCGGTGCTGACAGCATCCCTAGTCCAGCACTGAGTAGTCCAATTGATGCCGGTGAAGGTCCGTAGACCCCAAGTTTCGGGTTGCCTTGTTCGTCTAGAAAATTTTGAGGGTAGTCAAGCAGTGCCATTTTAGTCCAGTAGTCCTAATCCCATGTTCATGAGTTGCATCCCAGAGTTGAATCCTTGGGTGTCAAAAGGGGTTCTGGGTGATGTGGTCATTGTCATTCGTTGCTGCATAGGTTCAGGCATATCCATCTGCATGTTTTGTCTGTAGAATTGGCCATAATCTGGATTGCCAGCACCTGATAGCATCCCTCCCATTTGTCCTTGTGAAAATTGATCAAATGAAATTCCACCGGATGGGGATCTTGCAGACATCAAATCATCATAAAACCCTGGTCTTCCAGCATTCATGTCCATGATAAACTGATCATTGGACTGGTATGGGATCATCCCCTGGTAACGGTATCCACCTTCAATCGGTGCCATTTCGTTTGCTATGTCATAATTCAGCATGTTGTTTTCTTTCAGAATTTAAAATTAAGTTGCATTTTTGTACATCCCGTATGCACCCAGACCGGCTAATCCTAGTCCTAGGTTTTCCTTTAACGGATTGCTGTACATTGGTGTGGTTTGTGTTGTGGTGGATCCTGATCCAGTTCCCCCGGAAAAGGCACCTAGTTTGCCGATCATGTCTGGTATGAAATTCTGTTCAGCCTGGAACTGACCAAAGTCAAAATCCTTTTGTGCCTGATCCAAACCGAATTGCTTATCCCCGATTCCCATTTGCTGACCATAAGCATTGTAATATCCAGATGCATCTGACATGTATGGCACTGCACTGAGATTCAAACCGGCACCTCTGAGTCCGTAGCCGACATTCTGACCTGATGCAGATTGTGCCCTGGTCATGTCGGATTCTTTTCTCCGGGCTGCTGCTTTAAATCCTTGTTGCCTTAGTGCATCACCCCGTCTGATATAATCTTCGATTGCATTGGATGCCATGGTGCCTTCTGCAACAGCTTGACGGTCACCACCAAAAGCATTTGCACCCATTGCAGCTTGACCGACTGTTTGCCGACCTAATTTAAGTGCATCTTCCAGATCCTGTTTCCCGGCATCAATGACAGCCTGGTTGTACGGATTCATGTACTGTTCAATGCCGGGGCCAGTTAAAAATGAACCGGCTTGAACCTGATCTGGTGTGTATGACCCAACACCGGATGCAACACCATATGCCTGATCCAATCTTCCACCGGGTCCAGTATAGGCACCAACAGTGTCCCGAATCCCTGACATGGCACCCATTTGGTCGGTGTTCATGGTTGCAAATCGGGGGTCATTGTATGCCTGGAACCCGTCATCAATATAATCCTGCATCTGCTCAAAGCCATACTGTTTGATGGCTTGAGATGTCGGATCCATCTGAGTGGATGATGTTGATGTCATGTTTTGTTTTTTGGGTGCAATACCTAAAGTTTCACCCAGTGGAGAATTTGAGACAGCATTCAACACCATCGGTGCTGCTGCTGCTGCTACCATTGGCCATCCCATAATTTATTTAAACATAAGGGTTGTCAGATGCTATCAGGGGTCTATTGTTGGCATCCAATCGATCCCCGGATAGTTGTGTTGTTGTTAATGTTCCAGAATTATCGACACCTAAAACATACCAGTTGCCGTTTGGTGCCTTTAA